GTTGCCGTAGCACATGATCAGCGAGTAGCGGGCATCCAGGTTCTCGGGACGCACGAACTCGGTGTTCGCAAACCACTTGTCGCTGTGACCGACCAGGGTGAGGTACTTGCTGTTCAGGAAGTACACGACACCAGCGGTGCAATGCACGTCGTAAGCCACGGGAGCGGCCTTGAACAGCAGGTTCTGGAAGCCCGCATCAGCGGTCTTCGTGTCGGTGTACCGCAACTGCGGCTGGAGCAGGCTCTCATACTTCTCAAACAGGGTCTGAGTGGTGAGCACCATGTCGGGGTGATCGTTGCCGACCGACACGCTGTTGTAAGCGGTCGTCATCTGGGCGAGAGTGAGCGCACCAGCGGTGTTCTCCTCGTACGAACGCCAGTACTCGTTGCCAGCGGTAGCCGAGTTGATTCCACCAACGGTGTTGCCCGACTCGACGATAGCACCGAGACCCAGCCAGTTCTTGCCCGAGTTGCCCGTGCCGTCACCGAAGAACATCTGGTTGAAGCCTTCCTTCATGGACTCCTCGGCCTGCATGATCTTCGACTCCAACAGGTTCAGGATGGCCTGCTCGCCGTTGTTCTTGGCCTCTTCGATGCCCGAGATGGCGATGGACACAGCGTACTGCTTCCAATCGAACTCGGCAGCCGAGATGCCTTCCTGCGGGGTCAGCGACAAGGTGTCGTAGCCCGAGTACGAGGCGACGGTGGAGTTGGTGCCGTAGATCAGCGGCTCCACAATCTTGGTGCCACCATTGAGCATGCGGATGCGACCCTTGTCCATGAGGAAGAAGGTCAACGGGCGTGCGGTGAACACGTTGTCGGTGAGCGTCCTGCGGTAGTTCGCAATCGTGGTTGACAGCAGAGTGTCGAAATTAGGGTTAGACATTGTAACTCCTTGGGTTAGGAGACGCCATGATGCCGCTTGGCGGCATTGTAGGCGTCAGCAATTGAACGAATCGGCCCAGAGTCATCCTTGGCTGTGCGAGCAGAAGATGCACCCGAAACAACGGATGCCGCTTTCTTCGCCTCTTTCACGTCTGCTTCCTTCTTTGCAGAAGTCTGCTTCTTTGATGCAAGACGGTCGTAAGCGATCTGCTTGAACACCGCTTCAAGATTCGTGTTGCCTTGCGCAAGCGCAGCCGACACAACTTCTTGCGGATCAAACTCTTCACCGTACCTACTTTGCAAACGCGAGATCTCCATCTCCAGCTTCGCCTGTGCTTGCGCCTGCTCAAAAGACTTGACACGCTCGTCAATCTCTTTCAGACGCTTATCCACGGGATCGTCCCAGTTGGAATCATTCAGGTACGGGTCATCATCGACCATTGCCTGTGCCTGCTTGCGAGTCACTCCGTAGTGCTCTGCAAGAAGGTCGATCGTTCCAGAGGGATCGTTGTCCAATGCCTGCCGAATGGCAGAAGCCCATTGAAGTTCTTGCTTTTGCGACGCCAGTTCCTGCGTCTTGCGGGTATAGTCCGCTTGACGGCTGTAACCAGCAACTGCTTCCGACAGAGGAACCGAAATTTCCTCACCGTCAACCTTTACCGTCACATAGTGATCGGAGTATTCGTTGACATCAAGGAACGGTACATCTGCTTCCGCTCCGCCCCCATCATCGAATTGTCCACCCTCGGTGGGTTCAAAGTCAAGGCTATCTGTTGAGTTGTCACTCACTTGTATCACTCCTGGAGTCCTAATTGGTTGCTCTAATACTTTGTATTATCCGTTACATGGAGTTCGGAAGATCCATACCCATGCGCGACGACAAAGCGGCGAGCACGGCAGGATCAACACCCGACAACGCCTCAGGCGTAGAGGGCGGAGGTGCCATAGCACCACCCAAATCCATCGGCATTCCTCCACCCTCAGGCGGCATCGGAGGCATGGGCGGCGGCCCACCCATCTCGGGGCCACCAATAGGAGCAGGAGCAGACTGAATGAACTGTTCGGGGTTCTTCACACCGAAACCGAACTGCAACACGTGGGCGGCCAACGCCTGCATGTTGATCAAACCAGAACCAGCAAACGGGGCCATAGCATCCACCATCTGCAAAGCCATCTGTCGTCGGAACGACTCGTTCACAGGGGCAGTAGACCCAGCCTCAACCTCAAAGTCAAACTCGCCAGCAATGTAGTCGCTGTCGAACGTAACCCACAAAGGCTCACCGTCACGACCCACAATACGGGCAACCTGCTCCCCAGTCATAAACTGTTGGGCCAACGCCACAAGACGTGAAGCAACCTCGGCGATAGCACCTTCAATAGTGGCCAACTTGTCGGCGGCGCGAGCGTTAGCCGCATCCTGCACAATCGCCGCTTCTGTCGCCGTACGACGAATCTCGGGCAGCGAACCACGCAGATACTCCGAAATACCAGAAACCGTGTTGATGTCCGACTCGATCACATCGGACTGACGGTAAAACTCGGGTGGCGTAACAACGGCAGGGAACGGTGCCACAACATTTGCGAGACTCTCATCCGAAGAGACGGGAACCATCACGTTGTCGTAATCCGACTCCAAAGCATCACGACCGTCCGAGTCAAACGCCGACTCCTTGAACAGATACTTGCGTGAATACCGTTTACGGTGGTTCATCATTTGGGTACGAGTCGCATTCAACTCACGTTGAAGCGGCTCGATAGCCTCCAGATCACCGATCGGATAGAAGTAGTCGGGCACATCGTAGTTGCGGATCATCACAAACGGATGACCAAACGAGTACGGCATGTCCATCGGCTTCACCAAAAAATGCTCGCACCCCTCAGCGAAGACGCACATCGTCTTCTCTGCGATGTCGTAGTACTCCCAAACCTCGACGTATCCTTCTTCGGTGTCCTGCACCTTCTTCTTGGCGGGGTCATCGCTGTAACGACCCCACGAAGTGGCCGAGATGCTGTCACGAGCCGCCTTGGAATACCGTTTGTCGGACTTGACTTCCTTCAAAGAACGGCGTATACGCTGAGCAATCCAACGAGCGTCATACATTGAAGTGGCGTCAGGGTCAACGAAAACATCGAAAGGAGAAACACGCTCAACAAACGGGCGATCCTCGACCACAACAATCGACGGTGTGATCTCGTTGCCTTCGGCTGACGCATCAGAGTTGTCGCCTTCATCCCCGATCTGCTCCTCTTCAACATAACGGTAACCGCACTTCAACCATCCGTGGCCGACAATCAGGAAGTCCTTTACGGCACGACGGAACTCGGGACGCACCTTGAAATGCTTCCACCAATAGTTGATCACAGCCTCCGTGATGATCGCCTTCGGCGCATCATCAGGGCGGCGAGAGTTCACGGCAATCTTCGGATAGTTGACAGCCACCGAAGGTGCAATCACGTTTACCGTCGAAAAAGAGACATTGACCAGCAAACGATCTTCGTCAGAAAGATCCTCATAATGGCGTCCACGATACAGGTCAATCAGCCGACGCCAAGTGTCGTCGTACTCTTCTTCACGACGCCAACGCTTTGCTACCGCAAGCTTCTTCTGGCATCGTGACAACACCTCATAGTTGGGGGTGCGGGCCATCAGCCCTCATTCCAAGCCTGAGCGGTACGTGCAGCCCAGTTCCACACCGCAATCAAACCTGCGATGCCAGCCGCCTTCAGGAAGGCAATGTCGAACACGGCGGCAGTAATTGGGCTGGCGGTTGCACCAGCGATAAATGTGGCGATTGCTCGCTTGAAAGCATCCTTGTAAGTCATAGCCCCTCTTTCAGATGGTACTCAATGTGGTCGTCCAGCCGCTCATCAATGTGGTCGACTTTGTTTTCGATTCGCAGAAGAACCTCCTGGTTCTCTGCGTGCTGTTGTGTGTTCCGCCTGTCGAACCTGGTCAAACCCCACATTAGGGGGCCGCCGATCAGGGCGACGACAATGGGAACCCACCACACCTCAGATCACACCCAACGGTTCCCGACAGGTTCAGCGTTGATCCCAGCCGACTTAGCTTGTGCGACTTGGAGATCCTGACGTTCCTTGATGGTCGGGCCGTGGAAATCTTCCTTTCCGTGTGCAAATCCCAAACGAATGCCCTTGATGTGGCATCCAAAACAAATCTTGCCACGACGTGGAATAACATCCACGACCTCGGCCTTTCCGCATTCTTCGCATAGAAACATTCCCATAACAAATAAAAGTGTTCGTTACCTATCGGTTTCGGGTGTTGTATGCACCCAAAGGAGTCTTCTTCAGACCATCATCGCCGTAAATCACATACCTTTCAAACCATCCCAAACTGTATTTGGGCATGGGGGCCTCCGCCTTGTACTCGGGGAGCCACGCATACTTCAACATTTGGTGCGCAATAGCCAAACTCATCACTCTGTCGTCGTGAGGCGAACCGTGCATGCGACCGTTGGTGTCCCGAACATACGTTTTCAATTCACCAATAGTGTACTGATCCATGATTGTCAGTTCGCCGTCACGGATTGACCCAGCCAACTCGTCGATCGCCAACGGCTTCGTGGCCGTTGTCGTCCGCCAACCCATAATTTCCGTCGCTTCAGGATTGCGTTGCTGCAAGCGACGGGTTCTGTACAGGTTCTTGTAGCCGTAGCGTTGTAGTGATTTGACGGTGGTGAGTCCGTGGTTGTTGTTTTCGACTCCGAGGAGCCCGCCGTTGTACCACCAGCCTAGTTCTGCTAGTGCTTCTCCGAATAGGTCTGGTTCTATGTGGCCGTGCCAATGGGCGACGACAGTTAGGGAGCGTGCTTCTATGACGTGGGCTGACGAGTAGTCACCGTGGCCGAGTCCTTCGGCTACGTCGGCTCCGATAACGTAGATTCCTTCTGGGGTTGGTTCAGCCCAGACTGCCAGTTCGCCATCTGGGGTCTTTCTGTAGTCCACGTTTCGTCTGGCGTGGACGTGCAGGTAGCCTCGGTCGGGGTCAACTTGCTCGTATTCCATGAGTGCGTCGATTTCGAAGACGGGGTTGCCTGATTTGATGAACGCTTCTTCGGCGTTCCGTGGGTATTCTTGGTGTAGCTGCCATCCAGGCATGGTTTTCTGTTTGGCTTCGTACCAGTCGTCGTCACGGTCGCCCGCAGACCATGGCCAGAAGATGCCTTTGAACAAGTTGGCTCCTGTTTGGGAGCCGACCCACAGGCTGTGGAAGAAGTTTCCTGAACCGTTGGCGGTAGACAGACAGATAACACGTCCGCCGACGTCGGCAATCGGCTCAATTGAAGCCCATGCTTCTTCTGGGTTGGGCAAGAACGCCATTTCGTCTACGATAACGAGATACACGGATTCGCCTCGGGCGGGATCGTTGCCCGAAGGTAGCGATTCGATGGACGATTCGTTGGCAAACGTCATCTTCAGCTGGTTATCGGAAGTGATAGAAGGCCCACGGTCTTTCATCCACAAAGGCAGGAACTTGTATCCGTATTTGGACTTCTGAAGAAGTTTGGTTGCTTCACGTTCGGTGCGTGAAAGCATGACCACAAACCTGTCTTGCCAGAAAAACGTCAGCCAGAAAGCGTAGGCGGCACCTAGAGTGGAGAAACCAATCTGGCGTGCCTTCAACACCACGCTATAGCGGTTTGACAGCCACGCACGGATGGTCTCAACCTGGGCTTCACGCATCTCAAACTTGATACGACCCAACTCAGGATGTTTGATGTGCCAATAGTTCTCGCAGAAGTAAGCGAATGCGCTTACAAGTTCATCGATACTCGCATTCTCAGGCCCACGACATCTGCGCCACTCCCGCTCATTCAGCAGGTCATTCAGTTCCATCCTGATCCCTCATCCGTTGGGGTTCACCCTCGCAACAGTTGTCCTTACCACCACAATACGGACACCGCCACCTGCAAGCCACAGGAGGATACTCCTCCCCACAAACAGGGCATTCAACCAACTGGCTCATACAACACGAAGTTTACGAGAATCAATCTCACGTTCAGCGATAGCAACAATCAGATCGTCCAACTCCTTGTCCGACAACTCTGTCGTCGCCTTATCCGACTTGACCGTCAAGGTGGGCGGGGACATACGGTTCGTGGCTTGGAGGTATAGTTGGGCGGCTTTGATGTCCCCGCCCAACGCTTTCTCGTACAGGGTGTCTAGAAGCCGTTGGGATCGTTCTGGGGAGCCTTGGATGTCGTCCACTTTGTCTTGCCAAGCTTTGCGGAACAGTTCTTTCTTTTCCCAGCGGCGGAGGGTGGTGACGTTGACCCCGATTTGTTCAGCATACTTTTCTTTGCTGGAGGGGGTGCGTTCCGATGGGGGCGTACATAGCCATGCTAGGTATGCCTCTTGTCGGGCGTCGAGAATGTTCTCTTCTAGGCTCACATCAACAGGCAACTTCGTTACCTGTTCACATGTTCACAATGTAACGCTGTTTGTATTTGTTAGGGGCTAACAGTTATCGGTGGCTACCATCGGGACGCCACCGATCTAGTACTAGAACCATTTGCGACGACAGGAGCGAAGATGCCTAAGGTTGGTAAGAAAAAGTTCCCGTACACCAAGGCTGGTTATGTTGCCGCCAAGAAGGCGGCCAAGTCTTCTGGAAAGAAGATGATTGCCCCCAAAAAGAAGTAGTTGTGGGCTACAACAAACCCGAACTTCGTAAACGGATTGTTGCACAGGTCAAAGCGTCCTCCAAAGGAGGCCGCCCAGGCCAATGGTCGGCCCGCAAAGCCCAGCTAGCCTCCCAGAAATACGAGGCCGCAGGCGGAGGTTACAGCGGCCCCAAAACCGCAGGACAACGCAACCTGTCGAAGTGGACTAAAGAGAAGTGGACAACCAAATCTGGCAAACCGTCCACCCAAGGGCCGAAGGCCACAGGGGAACGCTACCTCCCCAAGAAAGCTATCGAACGTCTGTCCGCAGCCGAGTATGCGGCGACATCCCGAAAGAAGCGTGAAGGAACCCGACAGGGTAAACAGTTTGTATCCAACACGCCAGCCGCAAAGCGTGCTGGACGTGCCGCACGAAAGGGCCAATAATGCCTGCTTCCAAAGATCCTCGTCTCGCCCGTGCAGGAGTGTCAGGCTACAACAAGCCCAAGCGCACACCCGACCACCCAAAGAAGTCTCACATTGTAGTCGCCAAATCAGGCGGACAAATCAAGACCATCCGCTTCGGAGAACAAGGTGCGTCGACAGCAGGGAAGCCGAAAGCTGGGGAATCCGACAGAATGACTCAGAAACGGAAATCGTTCAAGTCCCGTCACGCCAAGAACATCGCCCGTGGCCCCATGTCAGCAGCCTACTGGGCTGACAAAGTAAAGTGGTGACCATGCCCCCCGTCGTCCACATCAAATGGCAAGACACCTTCGGGATCGACGACGGCTGGTACGACCTCAACGACCCGCACCATGACCGCATCCTAGAAACCACAGGATTCCTCGTCGGAGAAACCAACAACTACGTCCACGTAGCAACGACATGGGACACCCACTCAGGACAATACACCACAGCAATCGCCATCTACAAACCCTGCATCAAAAGTCGCACCACACTAGACATCATCTAGTATCCCCACCAGCACAAACACAACACAAACACACCCCAAACACGGGCCTGTGACCGCCGCCACCCCAAGGTATGCGCACATCACGATTTCGCCCCGCCCCAAGGGACTCCTATTCTAGTGTATCCGCCGCCCCCACCGTGCCCCCCTCCCTCTGTCGCCGCACACACAAGCCGCCACACAAACAGGCAACACACAGGCGAAACCGTCCCCCCAAACTTCCCGTGCCCACAATAGTGTGGGAAACAACAGGGCAACCCGCCCAACCACCATCGGCACACACCGATGGAAGTTGATACGGCGTATCAACTTCGCTACCTAAATGAAAGAGAGACAGATAGAAGTGTTCACCAACGATCCGACCGCGGGGCGCGCGGAACCGAGCAAGGCAAGCAAGGCCAAGGCGATCAAGGCGTTCACGCGCCACGAGAAGGGCGTCACGAAAGGCGAGCACGATTCCTTGCTCGCTTGGTGGGCGATGGCCGAGGACGCTGTGGCGTTGTTCGGTGATGAGTATGGCGTTGCGTCTCAGTACGCTCGCCTCGTTCACAAGAGTGCGACGGACAACACGGAGGCGACGATTCGCCAGTACGTGGGTGCTGTGATCACGGCGATGGGAACGATCAACACGGCGACGGGCAAGCACTTTCGTGCTCGTGATTTCAAGGGCATCGGGCACCTGCGTGCGACTGTGCGTTCGGGCAAGAAGGGCAACAAGGCGGAGCCGTTCCGCAATCCCGTCCGCAAGGTGAGTGCCACCACTCGCAAGGCGTACGACGGTCTGATGGCCACGCCCGAGTTCCGTGCTCTGCCTGCTGAGGAGAAAAAGATCATTCGGATGCTCGCTCGTGGCGAGAATTTCTCCACCGCCCTGCTCTGAGCCTGGGCCACCGACGCCGATAGTTGATACGGCGTATCAAGTTCATCACGACGAATCACACCCACGTGGAGGCGTGGGTGTGACGTACGGGATTGGTCACCCGTGCCTGACGAGACGACCTGATGAAAGGAAACGAAATGAGTTACGTGGATTACGAGGTTCGGCAGTTTGCCGACGGTCGTACGATGGTGGTGGCGTTGCCTGATGGTGATGCCGACCGCGAGATGTGCGACGAGGTGCGTGCGACGACGTGGTGGTCGTTGGAGGAGTTGCGTGCTCTTCACCGTCACGAGTTCGGCGGGTCGGTTCAGTTCGGCTATGCGTGGTTCATTCCCGCAGGCGGTGGGGCGATCACGATTCGCCCTGGCGTCAAGTCGCTCCCCACCGTGAAGGCGGTGGGGTGATGGTTGCGTCGTGGTACAACAACGGCCTCGCCCAGTTCGTCTACGTGGTCGTTTGGGCGTTCGTGGTGATGCGTCTCACTCCGTATTACTTGCGGTTGGTCGATCGTATCGAGGGTGCGGAAGTTGATACGCCGTCTCAACTTCCTGCCCTGTCCGATCACGAGATTCGCAAGGCGATTCAGGACACGGGGCGTATGCTTCGTGAGGCAGGAGCCCTTCAGGGCGAAACATTTCTCACCGACGACGGTGAGGAACAACAACAACAACAACAGAAAGAGGTAGCAGAAATGCGTCGTTTCAGAGTTCACATTCGCCCGTTCACGGGTAGCGTCACGGTGTTCGATTACGAACAAGATGTCGGTGCGTCTCCCAAAGAATGGGAGACGCTGTTCGGGTCGCAGTTGTTGGACGGCGACGATGACAGTTGGAACGTGGCGGTGTTCCGCTACGGTGGTGGCATCCACGGGTTCCAGATCATCACGGTGAAAGAACCAACGTGGCCCTTGTGGCTTTCGGAGGTGCTGTCCGACAAAGACCTTGCTGTCGTTGCCGACACGATCAAGTCTGCGATGGGCGAGTACGAGAATGTGCTCCAGTATCTCAATGGCACGGACAAGATCACGTGGAAGCACACGTGCGACATTTCGTTGGAGGTGAAGTGATGAAGACCGTCACCATCCAACCGTTCCACGGTGCTCCGATCACGTTGTCGCGTCACCGTTTCCTCACGGTGCTCGATCGGTTCGAGATCAACCACGAGGACTGGGCGTGTTCCGATTACGCCCGTCGCTTCCACGGATTTGTGGCGTATCTACGCCACTTCTCCGATGGCGAGTTCTCGTCGTTCGGACAGTTCATCACACCGTTCGTCGTGACGTCCGCAGACGTGACCATCAACGGCGAGAATGTGACCGACAGTCTGGAGTTGCGTTTGCGTTCCGACGCTCTTCTGGCGTTCGCCGTTGATGTGATCACGCATCGCAACGTGACGGGCACGGTCACCACGTCGGGCGAGTTCGCTGGCGAATGGTTCACGACGACAGCGATCCCTGTGGATCAGGTTCTGCGTGAGAGGGGGTTCACCTTCTGACGTGGCAGCCCCATCGACACTTGTGTGTCGTGGCGACAACGCTTCTCCCCCTTGCGTTGTGAGAGTTCGATTCTCTCGTGGGGCACTCCATCACAAGATGGAAGTTGATACGACGTATCAACTCAAACACCGAAAGGAAACAGAAATGCCTACTATTCAACCCGAACACAACACCGCAGACGACGACACCGAGCAGGGTCTGCCGTACAACTGGATGGAGATCGGAGCGACTCTCGACGAGATGCTCAACGAGGTTCCAGGCTTCGTGCGGAGGAACATGGAACGCCGTGACAACGGCGAGTCGTATCCCGAGGACGCCACGCCCGACACCACCTTCGCACACGGCGTGACCACGTGCGTAAACTGTGGCAGAGACTCGTGGGCTGAGGCCGATGGGGAGGTGTTCGGGCGGATCGTCATCGCCAACCAACTCGTCCACCAACGCGGTCCGTGGCGACATACAAACGGCTATCTCGTTCCCGTCCATCTCCAATGCGTGAGGTACTGTGACGGCCACGGGGCGTATCTCGCACTCGATCTGTTTGAATGCGAGGACGACCCGTTTTGTACGGGTTGCTACGAGAACCGCTCGTCGTGCGACTACCGCCGTTGCGACGTGGAGGACTGGACGGACAACATGTATTGGGACGAGATCGACGAAGCCCACTACTGCGATCATCACTACCGTCAGGTGGTGGAGGAACGTGGCGAGGACGACTACCCCGACGAGGAGTACGACTATGACGGTCGTGGTGGTGTCATTCAGTCGTATTCGTATCGGCCCACACCGATCTTCCGTCTCATCTCCGCCGATGATTCGGTGGTGGCGTTGCGTCGCGCTGGCGCGAGCCCGTTCCTCGGGTTTGAGTTGGAGACGAACTGTCGTGAGGAAGATTACTCCACCTCACGACGGCACCGTATCGATGGTGCTAAGTTCCTATTGGAACAGCATCCGTCCGACTACCTGTACGTCAAGGAGGACGGCAGTATCTCGGGGTTTGAGATCGTGTCGCATCCTGCGACGGTGTACGCACACAAGCGTCTGCTGAAGCCTGAGGCGTTGCGTGCTCTCGCAACGACATACGGGCAGGTGTCGTGGACGTCCGTAAACGGTACTGGTGCTGGGCTTCACGTTCACATCAGTAAGTCGTCGTTCGTGAAGCCGTCGCACATTCAACGGTTCCAGATGTTCCACAGCACGAACGCTCCGACGATCAAGAAGTTGGCTGGTCGTGACTCCAATCGTTGGGCGACGTTTGAGCGTGGCGACCGCTACGGCGAGCGTATGATCGATCTGTCTCGCGGTCACGTTCAGAGCAACCGTTATTCGGCACTCAACTTCCAGAACTCTTCCACTATCGAGTTGCGGTATTTCCGTGGGTCGCTCGATCCTCGTACCGTGTTCGGTGTGTTGGAGTTCGTCCACTCGTTGTGGAAGTACACGCAAGTGATCAATGCGAAGGAGATCTCCGATGGCAACATCGCTTGGGATCGCTATCGCAACTGGCTGTTGGATGAAAACGACAGTCTTGGCTTTGACTATCTGCTCCCGCTTCTTGAGAAGCGTGGAGTCTGACAACAACAACAACAACAACAAGAAAGGTATCAACAAAATGTGTCTACTCATCTTTGCTAAGGGCGGAGCCACTCCGTCCAAGAAGTCGCTTCGTATTGCGGCTCGCAACAATCCCGATGGTTTCGGTTTCGCCATCATCGGTGACGGCATGATCCACCGCTTCCGCTCAATGGACATTGAGGAAACCATCACGGCTTTCTTTGAGGCTCGCAAGCGGTTCCCGAAAGGTCACGCAATCTTCCATCTGCGTATCACAACGCACGGTGCGACGAACGTGGACAACTGCCATCCCTTCGTCATCAATGATGCTGTCGTGATGGGCCACAACGGGATTCTCCCCATCAAGGAGGAGGACGGTCGTTCCGACACTCGCATCTTCGCAGAGGATTGGATGCCCGAGTTGGGTATCAAGAATCTGCTGGACGACGCCGATGGCGTCAAGGAGTTGGAGAAGTTCATCGGCTATTCCAAGTTGGCGTTCCTCAACGTCGGCGACGAACTGGACAAGCCGTTCTACATCATCAACGAACGTCTCGGCCATTGGAG